TGATATGCTTTTTCTCTATCCTGTTCAGAAGTTAGCAATGCCAACTCTTTCCAGTTAGGTTCTTTGATTAAATATGAACTTGCTTTTGTTTTTCTTCTCGCCATTCTAGTCCTTGAAAAGTTTAGGATCTGGATTACCATACAAAACTTGAATTGGTAAGGGCCAGTTTTTAAACCCTAATATTTTCTTTTTATCTTTTAAAACATTTTTGTCTTTGTAAAACTGAGTAATACTTAACATACCCTCAAATCTACCTGACTGCTCACCTGCTTTAAAAGAAAAATATGTATTTGCTAGAATAAAAATGAATGCTATTAAATAAATTTCCATATGATTCCTAAAAATTTTATTCTAACAAAAAATTATCTTTTGTCAACTATTTTATTCATATGCCAACTTCTACGCCTGCCAAAGAATAAAAATTCCAAATGTTCTGTTAAGTTTTTAGGATAATGATTAAACCTATCCTCTACTAAAACAGTTTCACCAAAATTACCAGACTCTAATTCTAGTACTTTTTCAGTAGTTATATATCTATTAAACTGTTTTATCTGATTTTTCGATAGGTTTTTATAGTCATTTAATGTTTTTTCGTCAATTTTGCTGGTAAATTGCTCTGCAACAAAATCAACATAATGATCAACCAAGTTGTTGTTTTGAATAATAGGCATAAGGGAATGGAAATACTGCCAACCTTGGATACTGAGTCCGCCTATATCAGCATCCATATAGCCTTTGTCTTGCCATCTGTACAAACCCTGTTTAATTTGATCAACCCATTTTGGAAAATATTTGTCTTCTCTTAATAAAACTTTATACAGAGAATTATAAAATTCCATATAAGTATAATCAAATTCTTCAAACAAGTATTTAGAAATAATATTAGATATTCCATACATATGAAATCCTAAAACAAACCAAGTAAATATACTTTCGTCTATTAATTGTTCTCGGTCAAATGTATTTGTGGATTGAATTACTTCTATAGATTCAGCAATACCATTTTGTTTATCATCTAAGAAATCTCCTGTATGTACACCATAAAAGAAATCAAATGCTTCAAACGTTTTTAAATTATAATCCGCAATTTGTTTTACATACATTGGGGAGTTTATTAGTAACTGTAAAAAATAAACATCTAAATTTAAAATATTATTTTGAATTACCTGCTCTAAGGTATTCCGCCAGGATTCACTTGTTTCACCTGGCATACCTAAAATTAATTCTGTTAATACAGGTAAATGATTTTTATTTGCTAATTCTGTAACTTCCGTTATGGAATTTATTTTCATGTTTTTACGTTTAATATTTTCTAAAACATGATCGCTGGTTGTTTGTAAACTTAATGTTACGCCAGTTTGTATTTGTGCGTCTGTAAATAACTTAACTATTTCCACAACCGTGTCATTGCTATTTTTGGCATAACTTACACTAAGTCCATTTGGACAACCAGTTAATTTATTTTGTTCTACTATCTTTTCTGCAATCTTTAAATCACGTTCTTTAAAAATACCAAAGTTACTTGATGTTAGTGAAAGATATGGCAATTTATTTTTTGAAATCCAATCTAGTTCAGCATTTATTCTTTCAAAATAAAACTTATACATTTTACTTGCCGTTGCACTACCCCAATCACAAAATGTACAACTATATGGACAACCTCTATCTGTTTCTATGGTTGGTACCCATTCTATATCAGGATGTTTTTTTAATAAATTATCAAACATTCCATTTAGGTATGGACTCGGTAAATCAAGTTCTTTCATTCTTTCAAATTGATTTATTTTATCTAATTTTTTATTTTGTAAAAATTGTAACAAAAGATGTTCTACTGCTTTTTCGCCCTCGCCTATTACTATGCTATCAACAAATGGATATTGTTCAAAAAAGTTTTCCTGTCTCCAAGGAAGTTCTGGACCTCCCATTATAATTTTTATGTTAGGATATGACTCTTTTAATCTTTGTGCGAGTTTAAAACAATAATTTCTATTCCAAATATATAAACTAATTAAAACAATATCAGTATCTTTGTGTGATTTTATTAATTCATCTATTGTGTCTCTTCTAAAGATGATATTACTGATAGAAAAGTTTTGTTTTATATCACTGTTCTGTATTATGTAAGACCATAACGAACCTACACTATAAGGCAAATAGTAACTATTTAAATGATGCGGGCCTGTTTGAAAATTAGGCTGTATTAAAGATACTGAGTACATACATACTACTTACCTTTACTGAACTTTCTATCTAGATTAAAGGGTAAGTTATTGTCAACAATATTTTTCCATATTGCTATTGTTCTGTCTAAACCATCACTTAGTTCCACTTTAGGGAACCAGCCTAGTCTACTAGTAATTTTGTGATTTGTACTATTCAACAAATATATTTCGCCTGGTCTTGGAGGTTTTGTGTCCCAATTAACTTTACCATCCCAGCCTATTTTATTTGCTATTACTTTTACATAGTCTTTAATTTTAATTGCATTATCAGGACCTATACAAAATATTTCTCCAGCACATTTATCTGGATTTACAATAACTGTTTCCCAAGCATCTAGTAAATCGTCAATATAGATGAAGTTACGATAAGGTTCACCATATCCCAGATTAATTTCTTTTTCGTTGGTGAGCATTTGATAAATGATTTGTTCTGTTACAAAAAAATTGTTGTCTTTTCTACCATATGCATTTGTTTGTCTTATAGCAGTAAAAGGTAATCCATAACTTCTATGGGCATATTCTAAATATTTTTCACAGCCATATTTTGCAACGGCGTAAGGAGCATTTGGGTTTGGAGGAGTTGTTTCATTAAATGCAATAACACCTTCCTCTTTACCATCTTTAATAATATCGCTTATAGGTTGCCAACCATATACTTCCATAGTACTGGCAAACACAAAGTTTTTAAAATTTTTAAGTTGTGCCGCAGTTTCAATCAAGTTTACTGTACCCACATAGTTAATTTCACTAAAAGGTATTTGCTCATAAAAACTGTCTTGTACTTCTGTTCTTGCCGCCAAATGTACAATAATTTCAGGATCAAAATCCAAAACCTGTTTACTTACTGCTTCATGATCTCTTAAATCTTCTTTCAAAAATTCTAACTCATGTTTATCTTTGAGCCTTTCCACCATGTGTTGGCCTATAAATCCATCTGCACCTGTTAAAAATATTTTCATTATAATTCCTCTGTTTTTGCAAATCCTGTAACTTGCAAAGTATATCTGTTTGTGTTGCTTATATTACTAACACAATGTACTTGATCTTTTAAAATATAGGCGTAATCACCTTTGATATATTCTGGAAATGATTGTTTCTCTATTTCTAAAAAATGTCCCATAATTTTATCCTGCAGGAAAACATTCACTCTTACCGGAGTTTTATTTTCTATATCCCATTTATTTAATTTGGCTAAATCAAATAACCTAAAAAACTTATCTGTGTGTGGTCCTATAAATCTGCCTGGTTTAATACAATTCACTGTAACCATAGCATGTTCAATAAAACTAAATTGTTCTTTTATTTTATGAGCCCATGCTGGAGCATAGTCATCATATGTTTGTAAAACAATAGGTCCATCTTGGGGATAATCTGGTACTGGCAAATTGTTGTCTTTCCAATAACCACCTGACCAAATACTATTAGTTTCTTCTACAAATTTAGTTAGATATAATTCTCTTTCATCTAACCAGGATAAATCTACGTGCCCTTTAATCACTTATACAACACCGTAACTTGTGCAGAATAAAAAGGCTCATCTCCCATATTACCTGCAATATGCCAATCATCACTACCAAATTTCACATAGTCACCTTTACGCCATTGTGTGTAAGGTTTATCATGTATTTCATAATAGTGTCCTCGTTTCCAATCATCTAAAAATATCAAATAACGATATCCCTCTCCCTCTCCATGTTCTTGTTTTAATTTAAAATGTTTATCAACATGATGAGGAATAGTCTGTCCTGGAGGTATTTTTATTGTGCTAACAACATGATGATCAAAACCCTGCGGGATTTTATTTGCTAAATCATGTACCCATTGAGGTGACTCTTCAAACATCTGCCATATACTACTGTTATGTTTAGTGTAATATTTTTCCAATGCTTCATATTGTTGATAACACTGAAAATATTCAGTATATTCTATAGCATCCAACATGTCTAACGATACGTCAATGTCTATATGTCCGTAACTAATCACAATAACTCTCTAAAGTTCCTCTACGTCTTAAGTCTAAAGTAGCACAGTGTATACCGCCAGAGAGCGTCATAGAGTGCCTAAACTGTACAGGTACACTGTTAATGCCCCACTTGTCTAATTCACGCATCAGTGGCTCTTGTGCTGAATCACAGATAATAGTATTCTCATCCACACTCAGTATATTCATGCCAATGTATGGAGAACATGGAGCAATGTAGCCTTCGTCTGCTAATTTACTTCCCTGTACTACACAATCATCAAACCAAATTTTATCCCATTTTTTAAACATTTCAGGACAGTTGTCTGGTGTTACTCTTGAGCTGTTTAATAACACTAATCCAGGTCTTAGTGGAACAATAGTGCTATCAAAATGTGCAAAACTATAAAGTTCGCTATAATGCATTTTGTAACCCATTGGCTCTAATAATCGTTTTAACCATTTGAAGCCTTTCATGTTACCACTATTACTAACTTGATATAATAAATCTTTTCCTACTCTCACAATATTAGGAGCATCAAAACATATCTCATGATCTAATAGGGTGGCAATGTCTAAATTGTCAAACTGATACATGTCATCATGTAAGTTTGGTTTAGGTGCTTGTAACCATAATGCACCATCTTCAAATGCTTCGTACATTATGTCTTCATATAAATGTTTTGTTTCAAAATATCTTGCTCTTACAGGAGTAGGTGTTTCAATTAGCATATCACCCAAAGGTAGTATTAAATCACGTGGACACCAACTGTACCAGCCTTTTGTGTTCCAGCCTTTACCAATATCATAATTTAGATTTTCCCAATCCACAATTTTAGGTCTGTGAACTTTTACGCCCATTTTTGTAAGTGTGTCTGCTAAACCGTCTGCATCTTCGTTTGCTTCATCTATAACCCATTGAGGATAAACTCCTTCTAATGGTTTGATCTGTTCTTCAGGGTAAGGTGCGTAACTGAAACTTCTTGCTGAAATATCAGTTGCTATACGACTATGATGGGCATGTCCTACTATTATTTCTTCTAATGGATCCCAATCATTGTGTGAGTTTACTATCATTTTGTGTGTCTCCTTTATTGTATTTATTTAACAATCGCCTAGCCATTCACTTATACAGACTCTGTAATTGTTTGTTATTCCTCTATTAAAATCTTTATGTCGTTCTTCGTCACCCAATCCAAATATCACAGAATCAGTCCAAACTAAATCCTGTTCATGGCATATTTCCTCATACTGAAATCTATATTTTTGCCAATTATAGTCTGGTGAAAAGTTTTTCATATATTCTATACCCAGTGCCATGCTGTAATTGTTTGCCATTTTTACTTCATTTAGCATACTGACACCATCATCAACATATTCTCTTGTAAATCTTACACCTACTCTGTGATTTTCCAATGTAAAAAAGGGTTTACTTAAACTGCATGTGACTTCTTTTATAGCCGGAAATTGTTCTAAATCTATATGTATATGTTTTGATATACCCCAATAAGCCAAATCCAAACATACAGGTATTTCATATTCTTCGCAAACATTCATTAAGTATTCAAAATCAGGTAACATACTGCCATAGTCACTAAATGGTGCACTTATTAATAATGCATGTAAATCACGTCCTTGAATATCTGCTTCTAGGTGAAAAGGGTATGTAACATATTTAAAATCTACATGTTTGCCCAAACAGGCATGATACTGGAAGTCACCTTCTAAAACTAATATTTGTCTGTTATGGCAATGTTTTAAAATAAAATTATCAAATGTTTGGCTAGTGCCCTGAGTATAGTCTGCAAATTCAAAATTATCAAGTCCTTTTAAAGAATTGTGTTCGCTAAAATTAAGCCATTCTCTCCAGATATTGGAATATTCATCCAAACTGGGAGTCTGTGTGATGTTTAAATTATTATGAAAATTTAATACTTCACTATTTCTTATGGGTCTTGCACCTCTTACTGCCGGCATGCCAGTATTTATCGAGTTAAATTATGCTTTAATTTTTTTATGATAAGTATATGTATGTATAATAAACCCATAAATGCTGTTCATGTAGAAGTCACAGATAGATGTAATTCTGAATGTCCTGCATGTGCAAGATCTGCCATGGGAGGACCAGTAAAAAGTTTTATAAAAAATAAAGAACTTGGCATTAAACATTTTACAGATTTTATAGGAAAAAAATTTTGTAGTCAAATTAAACATTGGAATTTTTGTGGAAATCTGGGAGATCCCAGCAATGCACAAGAACTAGTAGAAATAGTTGAATTTTTATTTACATGTAATCCAGATACAAAAATAGACATAAGAACAAATGGTGGCGCAAGAAATACAAAATTTTGGAAAAAATTAGGAAAGCAATTCAAAAACAAAACTTTTGAAAAAAATGGTGGAGTCATTTGGAGCATAGATGGATTAGAAGACACAAATCATATCTATAGAAAAAATGTAAGATGGTCAAATTTATGGAAAAATTTTCAATCATATTTTTCTGTAATGGAAGATAATCCTGCAGGTTCAAAAGGTGCATGGGAGTTTTTGTTATTTGATCACAACAAGCATCAGATTTCAGAGATTAAAAAAATATGCGAATCTTTTAATCTTGAATTTAGATGCAAAGAAGCATTTGGTTTTAACAAAAACATAGAAACAAATGAAACATATACTATGCCTGTATATGACCGAATACCAGACGAGAATAATTTATATAAAAAATTATATAGTATAAAACCATTTGATATTGACGATACTAAATTGAATGACAACCATAAACCACACATAGATGAAAACTACAAATATGTTAGAGGAGGACCATACGATTTAGAACTTATAGAAAAATACCTAGTGGATAATAATCTAAATATAGATATAAACTGTGCCAGTGTATCAGAAACAGAAAATTTTTATGAAATATTTTTAAATGCAGATGGTGCCGTATATCCTTGTTGTTTTCATGCTTCTAAAATGCAAATAGGGGACGGGCAACTGAAATCCATGTATAATATATATAACAATTATTTAAATAAAGTAAACACAATGGAAGTCATTTTGTCTTCATCCTTATTTACAGAAGTGTTATCGGATGGTATTTCAGGAAATTTAAACAACTCTAAAAACAAAAAAAGTTTTTGTATGACATGTGTGGACTCTTGTGCCGTTGATAAAAATATTTCCAAACAATTATCAACATTAAAAATATGAACCTACCTTCTTTTAAAAATATTAAAACTGTCCATGTAGAACTTACAGATAAATGTAATGCACAATGTCCTGTATGTGTAAGAAGGTTTAATGGAGGACCACTGAATCCAGTAATTAAAAATATAGAGTTAGATGTAAATTATTTTAAAGACCAGTTGGGCGAAAAATTTTGTAAAAATATTATACACTGGGATTTTTGTGGTACAAAAGGCGACCCTATTGCCTGTACAGAATTAAAAGAAATAGTGGAGTATTTAAAATCCTGTAATCCTAGTACAGCCTTTTCTATTCATACCAATGGGGGATTTAAATCAAAAGACTGGTGGTATGAATTTGGTTTGCTGTTAAAAAATACTGAATCTGTTGTAATATGGGGTATAGACGGTTTGGAAGATACCAATCATATCTACAGAAAAAATGTAAAATGGAACAAGTTATGGGAAAATTTAAATGCTTTTAATGATGCTGGTGGCAAATCAGTATGGCAATTTTTGGAATTTCATCACAATAAACACCAATTACCAGAAATTAAGCAAATATGTAAAGATAAAAAAATAGAACTTATGATAAAAGATCCTTTTGGGTTTCATTATATGCCAAAAGGAGACATAACTGAAGTATGGCCAATAGAAGTTTATGATGAAAACGGCGATTATTCTTATTCTATTTTACCAAAAGATGCTGATAATGATAACATTAATGTTATTGCTATAGATGAATATGGTAGAGAGCTCAGAAAAACCGGTATAAAAATTCATCCTGAATTGGAAGAAAATTATCAAATAGAGTGTAAAATAGGAAAACAAACAACTGATTTATATATAGACTGTGAAGGTGCTTTTATTCCTTGTTGTTATATAGGTGCTGGAATGCACATAGGTGGAATAGACCCTCAATTAATGGAGCAATTTAGTGACAAACAAAGTTTTATTCCCAGTAAAGAAAACCCTTATCAAAAAATATTTCAAAACAAATATTACACAGAAATATTACCACAAGGTATAAAAGGCGAACTTTCTGGGGATTTAAAATACACAGTTAAATGTGTGGAAACTTGTGGTAAGTGCCTAAATTAAAAGTAGATAAATAGTAGTATGCCAAGATTAAGTTTATGGAATCCGGTCAAAACAAATGACTTCAACTTTATTGATAGAATAGTTGGAGAGCATATCTATGCCGGAGGAACCGGAGTTCACGTACACAAATATTTGGGAGTTAATCAAGCAGATAACGGAGATGATCCCACAAGACCTTCACAGGAAGGCCAGTCAAGTAACGAAGTATTCATACAGGATCTGTTATTTTTAGAAAACAGAGATAGAAAATATGACACAAATATATATGAATTACGTGGACAATACAATTTAGGCGATAACGATGCTTATGATTTAACACAATTTGGCATGTTCTTAGCCAATGATACACTATTTATGAATTTTCATATTGAAAGCATGGTTGAATCACTGGGCAGAAAACTTATGCCAGGTGATGTTTTAGAACTTCCTCACTTACGTGATGATTTATTGTTAGGCAGTGATGAAGCAATTAATAGATTTTATGTGGTCACAGATGGTAGCAGACCAGCAGAAGGATACGATCCCAAGTGGTGGCCTCATCTTTGGAGAGTTAAATTAGGCCCAATAACAGACAGTCAGGAATACAGAGATATTCTTGGTACTGGTGAAGAAGAAGGAGATCTACGTAATTTAATAAGCACATATCAAAATGATATTAAAATAAATGATGCTATTTTGGAACAAGCAGAGCGTGATGTTCCTTACGATCCACAATACAGAAATACCGCACACTTGTATTTTGACGAAACAGTGCCAGATAAACCTGGTCCCACCTTGGACTTTGGTGGTGCTGATGGGCAACCAATTAATGGTTTAAGTTTAGTAGGCAGTGGTAGTACATTTCCAACAAGTGGTGCAAGTGATGGTGATTATTTTTTAAGAACAGACTTTATGCCAAATAGATTATTTAAAAAATCAGGAACACGTTGGTTAAATGTTGGTACAGACGAGCGTGGATCATGGGCGGCGGCTAACAGAATACTAACAACATTTATTAACAATGATAATATAACCACAGAAAATGATGGCACAGAAGCACCTGAAAAAGTAAATTTAAGTAAGGTAGTTAAACCAAGGACAGACAACTAATGGCAGGCAAGAACTTAGATTACTGGTATGATGAACAGATTAAAAGATATCTGATCCAACTTATCAGAGTCTTTTCAAATTTCAAAGTTCGTGAATTCACAAAGAGCGGTGTCAACTATAATCGTGTACCTGCACGTTATGGTGATAGTAGCAGAATGGTAGCAAGTATATTGCGTAATAATTCTGAAAATGTCGTAAACAGTGCACCATTTATTGCTGTGACTATAGGCAGTATACAACCTGCAAGAGATAGAACACATGAACCTTTTTTAGTTGATACTACACAGGTAGCAGAAAGAGAATACAATAAAGATCAAGGCGTCTATACTTCTGATCAGGGTAATTTATATACAACTCAACGATACATGCCAGTACCATACAACATGACTATTAATGTGGATATATGGACAACTAATACAGATACAAAGTTACAGATATTGGAACAAATTTTTGTTTTATTCAATCCCAGTATTCAATTACAGAGTAATGATAATCCTTTGGATTGGAGTAGTGTATTTGAAGTTGAGTTGACTGATATTGCTTGGAGTAGCAGAAGTGTACCTGCAGGAGTAGATGAATCCATAGATATAGCCAGTTTAACATTTGCTATACCCATTTGGATTTCACCACCAGCAAAAGTCAAAAGGCAAACAATTATTCAAAAGATTATTGCTGACATACATTCAACCAGCAATATCCAGGACCTAGGTTACAGTGAAGACTATGCAGATTTCTTTGGTAGTATAACTGATGATGCAGAAATAGTTGTAACACCAGGTGATTTTTATGTACAAATTATAGGCAGTACTGCAAAACTTGTTGATAATACAGGAGCAGAAAAAAACTGGACTGATATTATAGAACAACAAGGTGAAATTACAGCAACAAGTTTATTAAAACTAAATATCAGTAACGACAGTGATAACGAGCTCAATATGGTTGTTGGTAGCATATCCAAAAATCCTCTTTCAGATAGTTCATTAATATTTAATTTGGATACTGATACCTTACCCACAGACACTTTAGATGATGTTGATAAAATTATAGACCCCAGAGAAAATTATCCCGGAGATGGCACACTGGCGGCCGCATCTGCAGGTCAAAGATATTTAATTACAGAAACAATAGATGATGTTGGATATCCTAATTGGGCAGTGGATGCCAATGAAAATGATATAATTCAATACAATGGTTCTGCCTGGACTGTGGTATTTGATAGCCAAAATGTCAGTGATGAACAATTCACAACTAACAGTTTTACATCCAAACAATACAAATGGACAGGGTCTGCTTGGATAAGTAGTTATGAAGGAGAATATAATCCTGGATTTTGGAGTCTCATTTTATAATGAATACAACAGCGGCAGGAGTTGTATTTCTTGCCAAAGACACAGGCAGATGTTTATTACAACTCAGAGAAGGAACAAAACGATTTAACCATACCTGGGGATTCTGGGGCGGTATAATTGAAAAGGGTGAAACTCCTTATGAATGTATCATTAGAGAATTAAAAGAAGAAATAGGCATTGTACCAGAACTCCAAAAACTTAATCCCATAGACGTTTATCAAAGCAAAGACAAAAACTTTTACTATTACAGTTTTGTATATGTGGTAGATGAAGAATTTCTACCACCCAAACTTAACGGTGAGAGTGCTGGTTTTGCCTGGGTTAACATAGGTCAATGGCCCAAACCATTACACAATGGCTCACACATAACCCTCAACAAGAACGGTGGTACTGATAAACTACATACTATTCTACAAATCCATTCTGAATAAATAATATTGTATGAGCAAAGGCGAAATCATAGATTTTGTAGTTCTGCGAATACAGAGTGAACTGGATAGGTACCAGAGAACAAAAACAATACCTCATTCAATACTCGATGGCACTTATGATATTGAGGAGGTGGCGGAATTGTATTTAGACAAACTGACACCGAAGTATCAAAAACTTGCTAAAAAGTTACACAGAGAGTATTATGAAAAGATCGAAGACAATGTAGAATCTCTCCGAGAGGCCCTTAAAAGAGATTATTCATCAGTGATGAATAACCTACATACAAACCACAGCAGTTTTTACTTTGACTCAGTTATGAATTTATACAGACCTGATATGAATCCTGTTCGAGCTCTGTATTATCAGACACGTGAAGTCATCAGAAGATATAATTCTGAAGACCCGCACCACTATTGGTTGATAGATCTTATAACAGATAGTGAATACAGCAATATAATTTGTGATGCCCTAGCAAAAGATATTAAAAAACTGGAACGAATTATAAAAAGATATTATTTTCCCATAATAAGAAACAGTGATGGGATACCTTTGGAATTGTTTCATGCCAAAAGAACACTACAAGATTACAGACATTTTTATAACTTTTTCAGTGACGTTAAAAGGTTCCGTCCTGACGAATAGTAAAAAACATATTACAGGTTAGTCTGTTCAAATCTGTATCTTTTTTACTGGCAGTGCCATGCCAACTGTTTTCAGAAACTTTAATTAACAGTAAATCACCAGGCTTGCCGCCTAATTCTTTTATGTAACCATCTTCCACTTTGTCTGATGTATGTATGGTTGTACCAAATATTTTTTCTGGGTTACAATATAATATTCCTCTAACAGGTAATGTTTCAACCACATGGTGATCATTATGTAT